ATCATCTGGTAAAGGTACTATATCATAATCATAATGTATTTTAAGATCATGTTGATTTAGATCTATTTCTTTATTTATTTTTGCCAAATAATCGTTGAACTTTTTTATTGTTTTATTTAGTTTGTCGCAGCTACTATCATCATTCATATTTATTCCTCGCTTTCTGTTTCATCTGTACCCTCATCTAGTATTTTATCATCTAAACAATCAACCTCTACATAATCACAATAACCTTCATTATGTAATTTTGTTGCTTCATCTAAATCTTTAGCTTCAATAGTACATTCCTCTCTAACTCTTTTATTCACCTCTCTCCAAAATAAAAATTGTTTTTTCATTTATTTTTCCTCGCTTTCTTTTATTTCCTCTAAATCATCTGGTAAAATACCATCACAAAAACTTGAATGATCGCCATTGTATTGATAAATTTTACCATCATCATTTCCATCTTTATCTGTTTTAAGATAAGTTAAGTTATTAACCATAACATATTTATATTTTGTCATTTATTTACTCGCTTTCTGTTGTTTATATTGTTTTTTGTTTTTAGCTTTAGAATTTAAAATGCTGCAATATTCCTGAATATAATACTCATGTTGATATTTATTTTTAATAATTCTATTAATTGCATTAATTCTTTTATCTTTCCAATTCATTAAGCAACCTCATCTTCGTCTAAATCTCTACTACAAAGAAAATCTTCATAGCCTATTTCATAAGCAATGGGATCACTATCTTTTAATAATTTAGAAAAATACCAATTACCAGTATCATAAAGATCATCTAAAAAATCATCATATTCATTTTTATATCTCATAAGTTCCTTTCTATTTGTTAATTATGCTACTTTTAAAACTATATTGTTTTCGTATGGTATAGTTTTAATAACTTTGTAATCATTTAATTTATCTACTTGGTCAATAAACCAATTACCTTTTTTTTGATAAAGTCTAAAACTAGCATTTTCAATTAAATAACTGTGCATTCTGTCTTTTGTTGTTTTAGAATACCAACCACCATTGTTTAAAGTTATTGTGTTGTTCTCTACATCATGTTCAATTATTTTTGTTGCATGGTGTATTACATTTATTTTTTTATCTTCAACAAATGTTGTTGTTTTGTATGCTGATTTATATGTAGTCATTGTTTTTTTCCCTTTGTTAGTTGTTTTTTATTGTTATAATTGTTATTGTTTTATTTTTATAGTTGCCAAATTGTCGCACCTATTTACCAAATATTAAAGTAATTATTATTGCTAATACTAAAGCTAAATAAAAATATTCCATTGTTTTACCTTTCTATTGTTGCGTTAATCTATAAAGTTTCTAGCAAAATCTAAAGCAAATAATAAAAAGCAACCAAAGGTTAATATAAACCCTAATGATTGCTGCGTTGGATCAGTTGCTAAAATAACCATACCTAACATTGAGCATGACAAAAGTATTAACCATTTAATAATTAAAAGCATATTATAGTTCCCTTTCTTAGTTGTTTAGTTTTTTTTCGTATTGTTTCCAAACTTTTATAAGTTTTTTAGTGTCTCTAATTTGCTGATCACTTAAACAAGATAAAATAAATTTCATAATCTCGTATTGATTGTCAACATCTTCTAATTCTCTAAATGCTACATCTATTTTATTTATGTCTATTATTCTTTTTTGATCATTAACAGGCGTTGTATTTGGTAGTTCATTTATTATTACTTGATCTATTTTATTCATAGTTCCCTTTCTTAGTTTAAAGCAATTAAGCTAATTAATATAAACGCACTTAATAAAAACAAAGTATTAAAAGCATAAGCTAAATAGTACAATGTAGTCTTTTTTCTGTTTTTTATTTTCATAAATATCAATTTAACATATTGGTTAATTAATATCAGTTGACAAATTGACGCAGCTTATAGATTAGAATAGTTATAAAGTATTATGAGTGAGATATATTTATAATTAGTTATAAAGATGGTTCAACCAACTAGACATAAACATTTTTAACTTATGCGACATAACAAACGGATCTAATACGCCAAAATATTTTCCGATAATAAAGCGTTATCAGACATTACAATTGATAACTTTAATTATCGTTAGTAATATTTACTGCAACTTTTACAGCTTTTTTAAAAACTGCACCCCCTACTACCCCAAATTTTCTACCTAACTTTTCTTATATATATACATGGGAATTGTAAACAGACACACACAGACACCCTGCACCAGTTATACAAACGCATTACCAAAATTATTTTTTAGTTGTTTTAAAAAGCGAATACACTAGATGTAGTATATGGATTATATGAATAGTGATGAATTTGATTGTGTTGCTTATGTTGATGAAAAAACTAATAATCTAGTAATAAGATTCTTTGGTATACCTAATAAACAAGCTGCTGAACTATTTGCAGATTATGTAATGATGACATTAGGAGTTGATTACCAATCTATTAACGAGACCCCTCGTTCTAAAATGGTTCATTAACAGATGAACATTAAGATCCCTTATACTCCCAGAAAACATCAAAGTTATCTACATCAACAAATTAATAAACATAGATGGAGTGTGCTGGTTTGTCACAGAAGGTTTGGCAAAACAGTATGTATGATAAACCACTTAATCAAATCAGCATTAATGTGCAAACATAAGAATCCTAGATTTGCTTATATTGCACCCACCTTTAAACAGGCGAAGTCAATCGCTTGGGATTACATGAAACAGTTTACTGCAAAAATCCCAGCAACAAAGTTTAATGAAACAGAATTGAGAGTAGATCTGCCGAATGGTGCTAGAATAACATTACTAGGAGCTGAGAACTCTGATGGGTTAAGAGGTATATACCTGGATGGTTGTGTGATCGATGAATACGCAAACATTGAAGGAAAGTTATTTGCAGAGATAATTAGACCAGCTCTATCTGATCGTAAAGGTTACTGTGTCTTTATTGGTACACCTGCTGGAATGAACAATAACTTTTATGATCTCTACCAACACGCTAATGGAGCAGAAGATTGGTTTAACTATAAAGCTAAAGCAAGTGATACAAAGATTGTAGATCCAGAAGAATTAGAAAAAGCAAAAGAAGTTATGGGTGAGAAGAAGTACCTACAAGAATTTGAGTGTGATTGGATTGCCAACATTGAAGGTGCTATCTATGGAGATGAAATAGCCAAGTTAGATGATAAGAAGCAACTAGCAAGAGTACCCTACGATCCTACTTTGCCTGTCTCAACTGCATGGGATCTCGGTGTCGCAGACCACAGTAGTATTATATTCTTTCAACAAAAAGGAACAGCAATACAGATAATAGATTACCATGAAGAACGTGGTCATGGATTACCACACTATATTCAGTTGCTAAACGAAAAACCATACGTTTACAAAGAACATTATGCACCACACGATATTGAAGTACAAGAATTTGGTAATGGCAAAACAAGAAGAGAAATAGCTTATCAGTTAGGAATTAGATTTAAGGTAGTACCGAAGCTACCAGTAGAGGAAGGAATCCACGCAGTAACTATGTTGCTCAACCGATGTTGGATAGATACAGACCATTGCAAAAGTTTGATAGATGCGTTAAGACATTACCACAGGAAGTACATTGACAAAAATAGAATGTTCAGATCGAAACCTGTACACGATTGGAGTTCTCATGCTTGTGATGCGATGCGTTACTTAGCAGTTGGTCTACAAGAATTAAATACTAGACAAAATGCTCCACAAAGTGTAGCAGATAATAACTATAGGATTATTTAATTATGGGATCAATACTTAAACCAAAAATACCAGCGTTGCCACCTGTGCAACCTTTACCAGAGCCACCAGATACAGAACTATCTGAAGCAGAACAAGCAAAGTTAGACGCAGAGTTTGCTGCTAAAGAACGAAGAAGAAAAGGTAGAAAATCAACAATCAAAACTTCTCCATTGATTGCTATGGAAGAAGCAGACGTAGAGAAGAAAACATTACTAGGATAATAATATGTTAGATAAAATTAAAAAAGTATTTAAAAAAGAAAAATCAGAAACTAAATCTGTTAAGAAGAAACCATTGTTTGACTTAGGAAATAAATTAGATTCTGGTGTAGGTATTAATGAAACTAAATCAGAATCAAAAAAAGAAGTTACAAGTGAAAACAAATCTTCTTTGACATTTGGAAAATAATTATGGGATCTAATGGAGCAAGTGGTGGTGGAAGTGCAGATGCACCAAACACAAAAAGATCAACATTATCTACAAAGAACCAACAAAAATTATCAGACAGAAACCAAAAAAATAAAACAGAGTTTGGATATAATAAACCAAAATCTGCTTTAGAAAAAGTTGGAGACTTTGTAAAAACTGGTGGATTTATAGGAGCTGCTGTTAGAGGAGTAACAAAATCTGTAAGAAGAGGAAGAGTTAATACATCATTAATGGGAACTCCAGACTATCAAGGATCATCAACAAGAAGTAGTGCAACTAATTCTATGAATGATGGAAGAGGTAATAATAATGGCAATCAAGTTGTTCAAGCTCCAATAGTAAAAGCACCAACATCAATAGAAGTTTCTCAAGTTGCACCAGAAGTTACATCAGAAGAAGCAAGAGCATCAGCAAATGAATTAATTTCAAAAAAAAGAAGAGGTAGAGGAAGATCTTTAATGATTGCAACATCTCCAGAAGGTGTTAAAGATCAAGGTTTAACCTTAAGTCAAAAAACTTTATTAGGATAATATGCAAACAGATTTAGCAAAAACATTATTAAAAAGATTTGATCGCTTAAAATCAAATAGACAAAACTGGGAAAGTCATTGGCAAGAAGTTGCAGACTATATGCAACCAAGAAAAGCTGATGTAACTAAAACAAGATCTAAAGGTGATAAGAGAACAGAACTTATTTTTGATAGTTCACCATTACAAGCAGTAGAACTATTAGCTGCTTCACTTCATGGTATGTTGACGAACCCTGCTACTACTTGGTTCTCATTAAGATTTAAAGGTGGAGAGTTTGAAGATAACGATGAAGCAAAAGCCTGGTTGGAAGATGCTACTGAAGTTATGTACAACGCAATTAACAAGTCTAATTTTCAACAAGAAATATTTGAACTGTACCATGATCTAATTACATTTGGTACTGCAGCAATGTTTATTGAAGAAGATGCAGAAGATACATTAAAATATTCTACAAGACATATTAATGAAATGTATATTTCAGAAAATGATAAAGGTAGAATAGATACAATATTTAGAAAGTTTAGATTAACAGCTAGAGCTGCAATACAAAAATTTGGTGTTAATGTTTCTGATAACATTGTAACTGTAAATAGAAAAGATCCATATGAAGAAATAGAAATACTTCACGCAATATATCCAAGATCTGATTTTAATCCTAAGAAAAAAGATAAAGCTAATATGCCTTTTGAATCTGTTTATTTAGAAGCTGGAACAGGTGATGAGTTATCTGTATCTGGATTTAAAGAGTTTCCTTTTGTAGTACCAAGATACTTAAAAGCATCACACGAAATTTATGGTAGATCTCCAGCAATGACAGCATTACCAGATGTTAAGATGTTAAATGAAATGTCTAAAACTACAATCAAGTCTGCACAAAAACAAGTTGACCCACCTTTATTAGTTCCAGATGATGGATTTATTTTACCAGTAAGAACTGTTCCTGGTGGATTAAATTTTTATAGATCTGGTACTAGAGATAGAATTGAACCATTAAACATTGGTGCGAACACTCCATTAGGTTTAAACATGGAAGAGCAAAGAAGAGATTCAATTAGAAATGCTTTCTATGTAAATCAATTAATGATGCAGAGTGGTCCACAAATGACAGCAACAGAAGTTATCCAACGTAACGAAGAGAAGATGAGATTACTTGGTCCAGTATTAGGTAGACTACAATCAGAATTATTAAAACCATTAATCGATAGAACTTTTGCATTACTACTTAGAAAAAATTTATTTAGACCAGCACCAGACTTTTTATCTGGTCAAGATATAGAAATTGAATATGTATCTCCATTAGCTAAAGCACAAAAATCTGCAGAGTTACAATCTATTATGAGAGGTATAGAAATACTAGGATCACTTGCAAATGTTGCTCCAGTATTCGATCATGTTAATATGGATAAACTTGTTAAACATTTAATGGATGTTGTAGGTGTTCCACAAAAAGTTTTAAAAACTCAAAATGAAGTTCAAGCTAAAAGAGAACAAGATCAACAACAACAAGCACAACAACAACAAATGGCACAAATGCAACAAGTTGCTGAATCTGCTGGAGCTGCTGCACCAATGGCAAAAGCATTACCAGAAGAAGCAAAAGCTTTAGCTAATGCTGAAGTTCAAGAATAATAAAAAAACAAAAGGATAGATATGCAAGACGAAAAAGCAGTACAGGCTTATATAAAAAAACTACAAGAAAATTATAAACATATTTTTACATCAGATGAAGGTAAGGAAGTTTTATCTGATCTAGAAAAAAGATGTCATTATCATTCTACTACCAATGTTAAAGGTGATAGTCATGAGAGTGCATATATGGAAGGTCAACGAAGCATCCTTCTATTTATTAAACAAATGCTTCAAACAAATAAGGATAAATAAATATGTCAGAAGAACAGACAACTCAAACAACTGAGCCTGTAGCAGAGACAACACAAACTACAGAGCCAGTTGCACCAACTATAGCAACAACAAATAATTCAACACCTTCAACTTGGAAAGATTCAATTTCACAAGAGTTTAGAGAAGATCCAAACATTTCTAAATTTACTGAAATAGATGCGTTAGCTAAAAGCTATATCAACGCAACTAGAATGATTGGTCAAGATAAAGTTGCTGTACCAAATCAAAACTCAACAGA